TTTGTTGAAATTTTTTGAGACGAGGCAATAAAGAAGGCTGATAGAAATGATCAGCAGCAAGAAGTTGGAGAGCAGTTTGTCTATTGGCTTCAAGAATTGCAACCAGATATGATGCTTCTTTAAAGGAAAGTTCAAAATTTGTCATTTTTCATGAAATGGGATAAAAGTAAATTCTTGAAAATTCTAATGGCAATCAGCGAATTAAACTTTCCAGCCAATTTAAGTCATCATCTTTGGAAGCTTCAAGGATTGCAGCAGCTAAAGCAAAGCAATAGTCATCCACACCAATTTCTTTACCACCAGTTACTGACCATTGACCACTTTGCCGATAAAGAACATTTAAATTTTTAAGTTGTCTAATAGCTTGCGTGTGCGGATATATATCAACAAGGCCAGCATTGAATAATTCTTTCATCTTACTGAAAGCTTTCATCTTGGTACTTACAGACCAGGTAAGTTCTCGAATCGGGAAATCAGTAGATAAACTTTGAATGGTAGCTGAACTATTGAACTGGTCAAGCACGATACTATCAAATTGGTAAGTTTTATGGTGTTCACGTATCCAATCTTCTACAGCTTGAATAGAAACTTCTTTTTTACCATTGATCTCGAAATCCGCAGCAAATGCATGGAATTTATCTACAATTAAAGTAGCGTGATCGAAATGTACAATACAAGCAATATATTCATCTCGCCCAACACCACCACGAGCAGGGTCAAGTGCTAATACATATTTTCCCATAAATTCTCTCGATGGTAATAAAATATTTCTATCTTTATTAATTGCAGCATCTATAACTTCAGTTGCTAATAGTGAAGACTTATTGCCTCTAAATCTTGCACCATATTCTGTCCAGAACTTATCTTCATCTCGCTTCTGTTCTGCTTCAAGGAAAGGACACCCCCATGGAAGATTAGGATTTATTTCCCATGTTGGAATGTTTTTTGCTTGCATAAATGGAAAATCACCACTCTCTGCTTCTTTGAAATGCTCGTAAAATAATCCATCAGTGAGCCAAGGGGATGATAATTCTAAGATGCGACCATGACTACCAAATTGAGCAATGGAAGGCGAAAGGGCTTGGTAGATAGCTTTTGCGCCTCTATTGGCATCTCCTTCAAGCTGAAAAGCAAGCTCATCAAATATACACATTACTACCGCTTTACCACGAGAAGCACGAGCAGAAGCAGGAATTGCTTGGAATACACAACCATTGCTAATTTCAATTTCCGTTGCAGTTTCCCTAGTGATTTCACCACCAAGAGGGCTATCTAATATTAATTGACGGATATTATTTAAAGAAATCTTTGATTGTTGTTGGTCGTTTGCAATAGTAACAATATACCACTTTTCGTTTTTTCGCACTTTATTTTTGTAATAACTTTCTAATACAAAGCAAGCATATGCTGCTGCAATAGAAGCCATAAGTGTTTTTCCTGCTCTTCGGCCAAGCGCCCATACTGCATGAGTTTTACCACCACCAAAATATTCATTTAATATTTGTTGCTGTTTTGGCCACAGCTCTGTTTTCAGTACGTGCTTAGAAAATTCAGCGCAGGTTAATCTTGCCATGTAAGAGTATCAAGAGGAGACAATTGCTCTTTAGGCACAAAATAAGCAGGACGACCGCGAGCAGGATCAGCCCAATATTCATCTTTCATTGCGTCTTTGCCATAGCACCACCCATGAATAAAAGTGGTTTTATCTTCAATGGTGACTAAAACAAATTTTTTCCGAGGATCCTCGTTTTTCTGGACAATTAAATCATACTTATGTTTAGAACGTGTTTTCACATCGATGCCAGGGAGATCATCGCTGCCACGTTTTGCTTTGGTTTCTTTGTATAAATGCTGCTTAATGCCAAGATGAGAAGCTACTGCCATTTCACCTGCAGCACCTAATAAGTGAATGTCTAGCGCTTTGCTGCCTTTCCATGCTCCACCATTACGCCCACGAAGCCCTTGGGTTTCATTGGTGCCTTGTCGCCTTGTGCCCTCTGCCATTGCAAGTGTTTTCTCGTCTTCTGAAAATACAAACTGAATGGGAGTGGGCATAAAGAAAAACAAATCAATATTATCTTAGCCACTGTTAAGATAAAGGGAACATACTAAAGCCGTAAATGTCAAACGAAACTGTTGATTTAGGACACAATGGTGACAATTTCTTTAGGGCTGATGGTTTGGTGAATGCTTTAACGGGCATGGGCACGGGGAGAGATAAAAGCCAGTACACCAATTCCACCCCCATCGTCTTCCTTACCCAAGAAGAATTAGAGAATCTTTATAGCGAATGGATTCCTAAACGTATCGTCGATATTGTGGCAGAACAATCCACCAGGAAAGGGTTCAAGGTTTTGTTTGGTGGTGAAGGTGCAGCAGCAAAAGAAGTGGCTGGCATCGAACAAATAATAGAAGACCTGTATATCCTTGAAAATCTGGGCTTGGCCTCCAAGAATGCAAGGTTATTTGGCGGCTCAGTGATTTTGCTTTATATCGACGATGGTAGGTCAGCGGATCAGCCAGTTGATTATCGCAATATTCGTGCTGTAGAAGGCATGGAAGTATTAGATCGCTGGCAGATTGCACCAGTAATCAATGAAGATAGTCTATATGATTATTCAAAAGCAACTTATTATCAAATTATTTCTGGTGATCTTATTAGGCAACCACAATTAATCAAAATTCATAAAGATAGAGTGTTACGTTTTGATGGTGAATGGTTACCATATCGCATTAGACAAAGAAACTATGGGTGGGGGATGAGTACACTGCAAAGTGTATATGATAGCTTTCGGTTTTACTCCACTGGTATTAGCTCAGCGGCAACATTATTAACGGAGTTTGATATTTTTGTACATAAACTGCGCGGCCTTTCTTCTATGCTGGCTGCTGGTAAAGAAAACGATGTAAGAGATCGTTTAGTGCTAAATGATATGAGCAAAAGCATCTATCGTGGTTATGCGATTGATGCAGAAAAAGAAGAACTTGAATTTATTAGCAGGAATTTTGGTGGTGTTGGTGAAATATTAGAAAAGCTTCGCATTGATATTATTGGAGCATCACAAATACCACATACAATTTTATTTGGCGAAAGCCCTGGTGGTCTTGGTTCCACTGGCCGCAGTGAGGAGCGTGACTTTGCAAAACATCTTGGTGATTACCAATCCACGCATTACAAGAGATCATTACAGCATCTAATGAAAATTTTAATGCTGAGTAAAGAAGGTCCAACAAATGGCAGATTGCCTGAATCATGGCGGATTAAATTTAATGATCTATTTGAATTAAATGAACGCGAAAAAGCTGATGTTAGAGCGCGTGTAGCTGCTGTTGATGGTCGCTATATACAGCTAGGGGTGCTTCATCCGAAAGAAGTGGCAGATGCTCGTTATGGCGGCTCTGAATGGTCGATGGAACTCACTCTCGACCCATCGCTTCCTCGTGAGCTTCCGGCCCAGCCGGGAAGTGGTGCAAGTCAGCAGGAAAGTGGCAAGCCTGCAGTTCCAGTTGGTGGTCGTGATCCATTAGATGAAGAGAATGGCACCTTGCCGATGGATGGCAGTCGTGAAGTGGAAGATGCTGCTGGCTTATTTCTTCCTGGTGATTTAGAAGAAGTGCGTGGTGATGTTAAATTTACTGATGCAGCTCTTATAGCCGTGCCGTAGCAGCAGCAAAAGCGAAATTTAAAGTATGGCCATCAGCTTATGCCAGTGGTTATGTAGTGCAACAGTACAAACGCATGTACAAGGAGAAGCATGGTTCTATTAGTGGTGCATTTAAAGGTGACGATGGTGAAATCAATGAAGATGATCTTGGGCAATGGTTTAAAGAAGGATGGGTAAGGATTGGTGCCAATGGTGAAATAATGGGACCATGTGGTGGACGCGAAGAAAAGGAAGGCAAGCCCAAATGCCTCCCTAAAGCAAAAGCACAATCTTTATCAAAGGAAGAGCGTCAAACAATTGTGGCCCGTAAGCGTAAAGCTGACCCCGATCCTGATCGCAAAGGACCGGCAAAAATGGTTAGCAGCAAAGTGGATGCCAAAGATCCAGCCGCACATTCATATGCCACTAAGGAAGAAGCTTTAGCAACAGCAAAGAAAATTGGTTGTAATGGCTTCCATCAAGAAGAAGGCGAAGATGGTCCGATATTTATGCCGTGTTCTACGCATTCAATATTCCTTGAAAAGCATGAAGAATTTCTAGCAACTAAAGAAGATGCAATCACTCCAGTAAAAGCTGAAGGGGTGATGTTGGCTGGTATTGACGAAGCGGCTTTCATTTCAGACGAAGACATTGAAAAGGCAATGCAACAATGGAAAGAAGAAGCACCAGCTAAATTTAAAGAATTGTTGGAAGCTGATAATGTTGAATGATTTAGCTGCTTTCAGTAATGCCATAATGTCCACCAGGATGGACGCTGAGTGGTCTTATGATCGTAAAGTTGGACGTTACAGAAACGAAAAGGGGCAATTCTTAAGCAAAAAAGCAGTTGGTGCTATTGTTGATGGTCGCATCAGCAAGCTTGAGCAACAGCTAAAAAGCTTCACAGAAAAGCTCGTTAATGGTTCTATAACCTTGGAGCAATGGCAAGGCAGTGTCCGTGAAGCAATTAAAATCGCTCATATACAAGTTGCCACTATCGGCTATGGCGGTAAAGCTGAAATGGGACGTAGTGAATATGGCCGTATTGGTCAACGCCTACGTTCTGAATACACCTATCTGCAAGGCTTTGCTCGTGATTTAATTGATGGTCGCATTTCAGCACCAATGGCAATGGCACGTATTGGCTTGTATGCACAAAGCGCTCGTGGTTCGTATTGGCAAGGCACTGAGATGAAGGAGCAGCAACGAGGCTTCTCTATGATGCGGCGAGTGTTAGATGATCAAGCAGTGCATTGTGGGGATTGCATTGGTTATGCAGCTCGTGGGATGGTTTCTATTGGTAGCTTGCCTATGCCTGGTGTTCGTTGCGAATGTGGTGCCAGATGTAAATGCAGCGTTGTTTATTATCGCGGCCAAGCGCAAGTGGTCCCTGTTTGATTTCGCCATTATTATTAGGCAAGATTGATTTTTCTTGTGGCAAAAATTCTTTACTGTGGCGATGCTTTCGTCCAGACAGGTTTCGGTCGAGTGGCGGCACATCTACTGCCAATACTAGCAAAAGAGCATGATGTGCATGTTTTAGCCGTTAATTACTGGGGCGATTACTCCCCTGAAGCACGAAATTACAAAGTATATCCTGCTGGTATCCATGGCAGCGATCCATTCGGTGCTCATCGTATTGCTTCTATTGTTGATCAAGTGAAGCCTGATTTAATTTGGGCGACAAATGATTTTTGGGTAAATTTAAATTTATGGGAAGCGGTGAAACCATTAAAAGAAAACTTGGACTTTAAATTTTATTCGTATAGCCCCATTGATTCTTATGGCATTTTCCCTGAAACCATGAAAATGGCTGTGGACTGGGATGGCTTTGGTGTGTACACAGAATTTGGTGCAGAAGAAGTTCGCAAGGCTGGTTATGAGTCAACTATAGATATTATCCCTCATGGCGTAGACAGATCTTTATTTTTCCCCATTGATCAGAATGAATGCAGACGCGAGCTTGGTGTGCCAGAAGATATATTTATTGTATTCAATGGTAATAGGAATCAACCACGCAAACGTATTGATATTACAATCAAAAGCTTTATTGAATTTGCTAAAGATAAGCCAGATGCTCGATTGTGGTTGAATATGGGGAATAAAGACTTGGGCTGGGATTTGATACCATTATTCAAACGAATAGCTCGCGATGAAGGTTACGATCCTAAGCAAAAGCTTATCCTTGTTGGCCCCAGTTACGATACAAACAATTGCCTTCCCATTGAAAAATTAAACAAAGTATATAACGCTTGCGATGTTGGTATTAATACTTGCATGGGCGAAGGCTGGGGGCTTGTGAACTTTGAACACGCAGCTACGGGGAAAGCGCAAGTGGTTCCTGATCATACAAGCCTGAAAGAGATTTTTTACAATGTGCCACGTATGGATATTGAAAGCTGGGAAGTAGACAGGCACTATGGTTTAGATAGAGGCATCCCATCAGCAAGTCATGGCGCGGAGCTGCTTTCCTATTATTACGATAATCGTGATGCGTTAAAAAAAGATGCTGATTGGTGTTATGAACGAGCTTGTGAGCCAGCATTTGAATGGGATAACATTGGGAAGCAATTACTTTCTATTGTGAACCGCACCTTGAATAGTCAACCACCATCGACCTTTAAAGGTTTTGGCACTCCTGCTCGGATTAATTAATCATGAACGTTTCTCAAATCTTTCTTTCCGATAGCGACGCAGAGTTATCACCATTCCTGAAACATGCCACTGGCACGGTGCAAGGTGCATTTCCTGGTGCTGATTATCAATTGTATAACAAAGAAACATTACGCAATTTTATTAATGAAAATTATGGAGAAAGCGTGGTGTCAGCTTATGATTGCTTGAAGCCATATTCATATAAAGCGGATTTGGGAAGATTTTGCTTGCTTAATAAACTTGGAGGGTGGTACTTAGATATTGGCGTAAGAATGGTTAATCCAGTGGAAGTAGGTGAACGCATTGATTTCTTAGCATTTAGAGATATTCAACGATTTAGCTTTACTTCATGGGCTTGTGCTACTACTGTTCTTTACTCCAAGCCTGATAACACGGCCTTGCAATTTGCCATTGAAATGATTGTTAATAATTGCAAAAATAAATATTATGGCATCACGCCATTGTGCCCTACTGGACCATCGTTGCTGGGCGCCGCCTTAGCTGCTAATGGTGGCGAAACTAATTTTGTTTATGGTGATTACTTAGAACTCACACCTACGCACGAGCAAAAAAATAGAGCCTTTGTTCTTCCTGATGGCACGATCATGGCATGGAGCAAGCCTTCTGGCGGTGGCGACTTAACTGGAATTGGGGCTAAGGGCGTTAATAACTACAATAAACTATGGGCGGCGAGAGACGTATATGCAACCGTCTGATTGCGCCATCTACGCAGTATGTATTCCCGGTAAGACGGTGCGCTATTCGTCTCGTGCTCCATTGATTCCCATTATGGGCGGAGCATATAAAATACTTGAAGGAGAACGCGAAGACTTGCGTCAGCAAGGTTATGTTTTTGATGACGAAGAACAATCATTTCTTTCCCCATTAAACCCCTGCATTGGTGAACTGTCGTGCATTCAATGGATAGTCAATAATGCTCAGCAGGCGAACATTGGCAATGCACAGTATCGGCGCAATTGGGTTGAGCCAAGCAACGAGTGGTATGACGAAAACACGTTGTACGTTCCAGAATTTGCAACATTTAGTTGTAGTCTTGAGCAGCAATTTTATAGTGGGCATTCGGCATTTGATGCGCCGTCAATTACCAAGGCACTGGCTGATACGGGGCAATGGCTATTCTCTCGCGAAGAGATGGATAAAATTTGGCAGCAGAATTTATTTATTGGTTGCAACATGGCGCGTGGACCACGCAGTCAATACCAAGAGTTTATGACTACTATTTTAGATGCATTGACGCCAATTTGGGAGGAAAACAAAGAATCTTTATTAAAAATTGAAGGCTATGACAAAAGGGCCATTGCCTTTATTGCAGAACGGCTGATTACAGGCATGGTATTGTATCGGGATAGACTTTTCCCTGGCATGAACATTGCCACCGCTCCCATTGGATTCATTAATTAATCATGGCTCATAAAGAACAATCGGACTACATTAATTCTCTCAAGGCTAAATTTCCTCTTGCTTTTAGCGGAGAAAGAACTTTAGAAATAGGAAGCTTGAATATCAATGGTACAGTGCGAAATGCCTTCACTTCCAGTGAATATGTGGGCGTAGATGTGGGCAGTGGTCCAGGAGTGGATGTTGTTATTAGCGGGCACGAATATGACAGCGACAAGTTGTTTGATTGCTGTATATCCTGTGAGTGCTTTGAGCACAATCCTTTCTGGAAAGAAACTTTCCTAAACATGGTTCGCCTTTGCGCAAGCGGAGGGCTCGTGATATTTACCTGTGCTACCACTGGACGCCCTGAACACGGCACTGAACGCTCAACACCACAAGACAGTCCTTTGACTATTGCAAAAGGCTGGAGCTACTACTTAAATTTGACGGAAGAAGATTTTGGCTTCATAGATTTTTCTTCTATTTTTATTGAGCATCAATTCAGCGTGAACACTCAATCTTGTGATTTGTATTTTTATGGAGTGAAAGCTTAGACTAAGAAAAAACAGTAATGACTAAAAAAGAAAAGCAAGCCAAAATTGCTTCTGTAATGAAAGAATTTGGAGCCGGTACGCTTAAAAGCAGCAGCGGTGAATTAGTGAAGAATGGTCGTCAAGCATTAGCAATTGCATTAAGTGAGGCAGGTGTGCCTATAAAGCAAAAAGATGCAAGCGAAGCATATTTAAGGGCTTATGTGGAAACGTTTCAAGAGGATCGAGGAGATGCTGAATCTTTTTCCCCGCCATCGTCTATGCAAGCCGCAGCGCGTCGTGGGCTAGAACTACGCAAGAAGTATGGCAAAGGAGGTTTAACCACGCAGGAAGCCGGTGAGCAAGGCATTGGTAGTGGAGTGGCGAGAGCCACGAGCCTGGCTAATGGTCAGTCGATAAGTTATGAAATAGTTAAGCGCATGGCTGCGTTTTTCTCAAGGCACGAGAAGAATAAGAGCGGCGGTGAAGATGATGCTGGTTACATAGCTTGGCAGTTATGGGGCGGAGATGCAGGTAGGTCATGGGCGAATCGCATCATTAAGATGGTAGAAAGCCGTCAATCAAAACCATGAGCGAATACGTCCGCGTCATTGAAGAAGAAGATGAAGGCATTGGCACGATGAAGGCATTGGCTATCCTTTCAGCCAACGAGCATCGCAGTACCACTCATTGGCGTTTAATTGAAGAGCAGCATTTTAAAAATGGCCGTTTAGACGAAACACACATTTTCGTCAAAAGCTCTTACGACAAACCTGATGAGCATTTTGAAGAAAGCAAATTCTTAGTTTTTGAAGCCGAAGCAATAGCTAAAGCTTATGTGATGGCAGGCATTGAGGATCAATTGGCTGAATTGCGTGATGACGATGAAGATGATGACTAACTAGCAGTGGCTGATACCACAAAAGTGGGATAGCCAAGCAGGTACAGAATAGAAAGTTGAAATACTGAGCTAAGTGTACGAATTTGAGCGCAATCAGGAGATATCGCTCCTCGTTCCATGCGTGAAATAGTAGTTTGATCGCAATGTAAAATCTGTGCAATATCTTGTTGTGACATGCCAGAATTTAATCGCGCTTCTTTCATGCGATTACCAATTACTTGCCTACTTTCCTGAATAGTAATATTTGGTGCTTTTAGTCGAGTGGTAAGCCTGCGATGTTGAATGTGTTGCATTTTCAGGCAGTATATACTAAGTTAGTCTATCTTATAGTGAATTCTTTGATATAGTATTGATATGAGCGACACTTGCTTCCGTTACGATGTAGCGCCGATTGACAAGTATGAGCTAACCCCTGAAGGTTATCTTCGTGCTTGGGCAACCATCGCTCGCACTGGTGTACAACAGTACACTGATGCTGATGGTTCAATTCGTCGTGAGTATCGCCCGGAGGCAGAGGTGGCCTCTCCTATTAGCTTGGCCTCGTTTGCGGGCAAAGCAATTACTCTTGAACATCCATCAGTTCTTTTAGATAGTTCCAACACAAAGGACTATCAAATTGGCTTCACTAGCACTGAAGTGGTTTATGACAACGGCTTTGTTCGTGCAGTTATGACAATCACTGATAAGGATGCTATTGAACGCATTATGCGTGGTGATGCAAAGGAGGTCAGCGCTGGTTATCGTGTCAATTATGAGGCGATTCCTGGTGTGACTGATAGTGGTGAAAATTACGATGGCATCCAAAAAGATATCAACGGAAATCACATTGCTGTTGTTCGCCGGGGCAGGGCTGGCCCGCAAGTGAAGCTACATCTAGATCGTCTAGATGCTGCCGATCCTTCTTTATTTACTCCCATTGAGGAACCATCTATGACTGCAAAAGTCAATTTTGATGGCGCTGAGTTTGAGGTGACTGAGAGCGTAGCGCTAGCGATCACTAAAGAACGAGATGACGCCAAAATGTCCTACGCGGACATGAAGAAAAAGTACGATGGCATGATGGCAGAAGCTTCCAAAATGAAGGAAGAAATGGATGCCATGTACAAGGAAATGAAAGGCAAAGTTGATGCTGCTGAAGGACGTGCTGATGCACTTACTGAAGAAGTAGACAGCCTTAAAGGTGAATTGTCCGAAGCGCAAAAAACGAATGTTGACAGCCTTGTTGAAGAGCGTATTGCGCTAATCGATAAAGCTCGTCCTTCTCTTGATGCTGCTTTTGATTTTACTGGCAAAACTGCTCGTGAAATCATGGAAACTTCCATCAAAGCCGTTCGTAGTGATGCTGATTTATCGGACCGTTCCGATGATTATGTAACTGCTATGTTCGACACCTTAGCTGAATCAACCTCCCGTGGTGATTCTGCTGCTACAGAAGAACTGCGTAAAGCTGTTGCTTCTCTTGTTTCTCCAATGTCTGCACCTTCGTCCTACATGGATAAATTGCAGAATGCTTGGAAATCCCCTCTCTCCGTCTCTAAGGAGCGCTGATCCATGGCTGTAACTTTTACCACGTCAGGGACTGCTTCTGCTGGTGGCGTGCAACAGAGCTATGCTCTCGTTCACGCATCACTCGTGGAAGGTCAACTCTCTGATATTCGCGACAATACCATTGGCACCTATGTCAACGAAACTGCAGTTGTACTGCCTTTCGGTGATGTACAAGTGTTCAACTCTGCTGGCACCGTAGCTAATTCTGCTAAGACCCTTTCAGCTAGTGGCGATACCGTTGTTGGTGTCAATGTTCTCACTTACGTTGATGAAACCGCTTTGAATGGCGATAGCCGTCCTGGCGTGAAAATTGACCAAGTGCTTAACGTTGCTAACGAAGGTGCAGTTGCTGTTTATGTGACTGGCGCCGTCACCCCTGCATCCCCTGTTCGTGTGTTGTTCTCAGCAAGTGGCACTGGTAAGGCTGGTCAATTCAGTCATGCTTTTGCTTCAGGTAAGACTTCCCGTCTTTCCAATGCTCGTTTCCTTTCTACTACCACTGGTAGTGGCTTGGCGATTCTGGAACTAAACGGACCAGGCTTTGTTCTTTCCGCTGATTCTTGATAGGAGGCCCTACTAATGTCTGATTTTCGTCTAGACGACGCGGGTCTGTTTCTTGAGCGTCAGCTTGAGTTCATCCGCCCTCAAGTATTTGAAACGGTTTATGCCGATATCAAATATCCAACCATCTTGCCTGTAACTAGCGAAGCTGGTCCTGGCGCACAAACTTTCACTTTCCGCATCATGAACTCCACTGGTGAGTTCAAATTGATTGCAGATGCTGCTGATGATTTGCCACGTGCAGACATTAGCCAAGTGGAAAAGAGCATCAACATTCGTTCTTTCGGTGGTAGCTTCGGTTATACCGTACAAGAATTACGTGCTGCTCAAATGGCTAATATTGCTCTTGAGCAACGTCGCGCCCAAGCAGTGCGTCGTGCTTATGAAGAGAAAGTGGAAGCTGTTGCCATGTTTGGCGAATCTTCTGTTGGCTTGGCTGGTTTCTTTAACAATGCAACTGTTGATGTAATTGCAGCCAACAAGTGGTTCACTGGCACTACTGCTAGTGGCACTGCTCAAGACATGCTGGAACTATTGAACTATGGCGTTTCTGCCATCATCAATGCTTCCAAGATGAAGGAGCAGCCCGACACCATCTTGATGGCTTACGAAGACTACAACGTAGTAAGCACCACTCGTAATTCCGATTCTTCGGACGTTACTGTGCTTGAGTATTTCCTTCGTACTAATCCTTACATCCGTAATATTGAGCCGATCAATCAACTGGATGAAGGTAATAGCGAATTGAATACTAATCGTATGGTGGTTTACAAGCGCGATCCTGAGAAAGTGCAACTGCATATTCCTCAGCCTCTCGAATTGTTCCCTCCTCAACAGCGCGGTCTTGAGTTCATTGTTCCTGCTCACGCTCGCGTGGGTGGTGTAGCACTGTACTTCCCTAAGAGCGTAATTTACGTTCAAGCTTCGGCTTGAGCCTAACCTAGCAATGGGCGTTAAGCTATCATCAGTTCTTCTGAACCTTTTAACATGTTGATTGCTTATCGCCCTGAGCTTGAAAATCCACCCCGCGAAGGTGGGTTTGGTATCATCACCGATGGTGGCATGATTCAACTTACTCCTGGCTTAAATCAGGATGTACCAGAATCACAATGGAGAATTGCCCAAGAAAATGCAATCGTAAAAAAATTGATTACTATTGGGGCCATTGAAGAAGTAAGGGAACGAGTGACTGTGGAAGCAATTCCGCAGGATGTAGAAACCCTTTCTAATCTTCCTATTATTGAAGCCTCACGAGTCATCGAAATAATCCATGACCTCGATCAACTCGCGGCATGGAAAAAGATTGAAGGGCGAGTGAGAGTACGTAATGGCATTGCTAAACGTCAGGAATCCATCAAAGCAGGCAAGGCATAGCCATGGCTGTTACGTATGCAGCATTCTTAGATCGTTTCCCTGAATTTACTCCTCATCCATCGGGGATCGTAAATGGGGCATTGCTCGAAGCTACTGCAGATGCATCAGCAGATGTATTCGGCAGTCAAGTAGACAGAGCAGTAAAACATTTAACAGCACATATCGTTGCCATTCAACTTGCACAAATGGGCGTTCAAATTGGCGCCACAGAAGGCAAGGTTTACGGTAAAGGACTGGAGGCCACGCAATATGGCCAAGAGTTTAAACGAATGCTTGGAACCGTCGCTGGCTCTCTTTCAATTGGTTTTGTTGCATGACCAACGTACTATTGCCATTAGCTAATGCCACTCTTGTGTGGTCCGTAGCTTCTGGTTATGTCGTTGATTCAAGCACTGGTAATTACGTTTCAACTGCTACTGGTGTTACTTATTACGCCACGTTACAGCAAAAACGTAATCCACAGTATGATTATTTGCTTGGTGCTGATAATACTGCTGTGTACATGGAGGGACGTTTGACTGGGCCTCTGGCTCTTTCTGGTATTACTCCTGGAAGTTCAGCTTCTGCCATAATCAATGGAAGGGAAGGACGATTTGAGCTATTGCCTAATGAACAAATTGCTGAACATTATTGGCAGTTTTTAGGCACACCAATCAGAGGAATCTTTAGACTGGTTGGTAAAGGAAGCGTACAGAACGTCTGACGCTTAACCACTTTCTCTTTCCCATTGTTGAGGCATTCTCATGCTCTACCATCCCACAGAACTGGTTAAGAGCCAAGACGTAATTGTACGTATTGGTTCTATTATCACCGCAAGCGGTCGTCCAGTTATCACTCAAAGTGGCGCTACTTTCACTGTATCTGGCGCTCCTACTCTTTTCACGCTGCAAGCAGCTACTACAGCTTCTGTTACTTTCAATGATACCAACACTGAGTTTAACTTACTTGGTGGCGGTGGCTTCTCTGATAGCGTAATTGTTACCAGTGCAGCAACAGCTTCTATCACTTCCTACTTCCAGAAGGATGTTGATGGCACGGTATTTGTTCCAAATAGTTTTGATGAAGCATTCCTAGTGATTGCTGCTAATCGCTATGACAAAGACGCGGAAGTGTACGTTGAAATCAACAAGCAACTTGGCGTTAGTGGCACCACTTACTTCTACGACCGCGTAGCTTATGTTGGTCGTGTTATGAGCTACAGCGAAAGCTATCCTGCTGATAACTTAGTTGAAGTGACCTTTGATCTTGTGAGCCGTGGTCGTATTGGTATCCACCAAAACGCCACTAACACTGGCAGCATCATCCCAACTGCTCCTAACTAAGCGCTCTTTCCATTGTTTTCTGCTAGCCTCTCCTTACGGGGAGGCTTTTTATTTTGAACATCAATCAACTTAGGGAAACAATTTACAAATTACTTTCAGCAGCTCCTGATCTAATTGGTTCTTACATATTTCCTGATAATACACAAGTACCAGCAATTTATGTAGTTGGACAAAAAGGTGTGCCAGCAGAATGGAAAGTTACTGGCATGGAAGTCACCATTAGGCAATATCCGGAATTATCGCCTGAAGCTGGTGTAGGAATGATAAGTGTATTACAACAATGGGAAGTAGTAATGACGCAATATAACCCTGATGGCAAGCAAATCGCAGAAGCAATGGATCGAATGGTGAGGCGATTCCCTGATGCCAGATTACGATTTACGCCTGGTGACGATGTGGCATATGAACGTTGCCGTTTTATTATTCCTGATATGACGATTCGTCGTATTTTTCCTGGTCCTTAACCATGGCAAGTCTTAGTGGTGGCAATCAGATTGAGCGGGCTTTAGTAAAAGCTTTTACAGACTGGACGGAGCGAGATATTAATGATGCTTTCTGGGACGATCAATTTAAAGAAGACAAGTGGGATCATAGTTCAGAAACAAGAAGAAAAAATGGTGACATAGTAGGATCGCCTCGCGATATTTATGATTTAGGAGAACTTTATAATAGTGGCAAAGAAAGTTACAAGTTAACAAGCTCCGCAGATAACGTAACAGCACGTTGGTATTGGGATGCTAAAAACAATAGTGGCAAAGAATATGCAGAATATGTGCATGAAGGCACAGGAACAAATGCAGGGTATCCCAGGAAATTCACTGATGATTTATCCATTGCATTCTCTTTCAGGAAGCCAGTAGCTAAAGCTTTTGCACTTAGAGTGCAAGCAGAATTAACGGCTCTCAATGCAAATTGATTACTTATGGAGCAAGGACGGGCGATGTCATGCCATTAATTGCTCTTACGTGGGAGCCAGCGTTGAAATAGGTATTCTTTGCCTTATGGCATTTCCTGAAGATGCCATTAGAATTTCAAACGAAGATCATTCTTTTCTTGTTGAAGTGCCTAAAGAATTTCGCTCCCAAAGCGAAAGAGTAAAGGTCTTCAATGCCACTTTAACCGTTCTAAATCATGAGCAAGTATAGCTTCCTACTTCAAAGCGAAGAGCCTGAATTTTTTGAACTCAGCCCCAAGTTGCGCCTAAGGCGACATGGCGGATGGTTAGTTGCAGAAGGTATTGAGCAAGAAGAACTTAGCAAGGTGCAAAGTCAAGCAACTATTCGTGCGGTGCAATTAGCAAAACGGATTGCCATTGCAAAAGATATTCCATTAGATGAAGCATTTGCTTTGCTGCAAGGCGGTGCTGATATGAGTGAAATGGAGCTATTAAATGATTTCACTGAGGAAACACTAGGGATGATCAATAGTAGTGGTGGCGTTGAACTAGGCAATGCTCGTATGGTGACAGTATTTATGCGTTGCAGGGGTGAAGGTTTGATGAGCGATGGGGAATGGCTGCCCCTTGATGATTGGTCCATTGAAGACACTAAATCAATGGGAAGGCGTTTAATTGCTAAAGGCATGGAATTTATAGCGAGTGAGCAAGAGGCTGAGACGAAAGAAGCAGGACAAGCAAAAAAAGCACCCCGCCGGACGAAGGAAGCTTTGCCGAGCGACTAGAGAAACAAGCCCGGCAATTTTTAAAAAACTTAACAAAATGGGATGAAATTTATTTTCGTCTTAATTCATCAGATTTTAATGATTGCCGATGGGAGGCGCATAATTTTGGTAAGCAGCGTGTAAAGGATGTTGTGACAGCATTGAAATGGCTGGAAAATCACGATATTACAAAATATAATATTAGTAGTATTGCAACAGCTAAGTTAGGGACTGTAGTTGTAGGAGCGCTAGGAGGGAAAAAGGCAAAGGTATCAGCAGATGATTTCTTACCGTTTGATACCAGAAGATTGAAGAAGCAAAATGGCATGACGGATGAAAGCTTGGGCGTACTGCAGCGTTTGATGCGCACCAGACGATTAGATGGTCGAGTTATTGCGTTATTAGCTGATGAACTAAAAACTGCTTCCACCCGTGAACCAAGTGGCGAGTAGCTATATTATGAATAATAGGGCTATTGTCGAATATGGCTGAATTAAGACTTGACGTAACGCTAAATCTAGCAGGATTTCGCGCACAGTTAGACAAGCTAGCTACAGAAGCAAGTACTCGTCTTTTTGGTGTCAAGTTATCAATAGACACAGTAGATTTTGAGAAACAATTAACAAATCTAGAAAAAATTAAACCAGTTATAACAATTAACGATAGTCAGCTTGATGCTGCAAAGAGAAGAATTGGTACGTTAAATAAAAGTTTAGCAACATTGCGTAGAGCAACTTCTACTCCCATTGAAATTAAAGTTAAATATGTAGAAGTTGGCAAACCACCTTCTGATGGGACCGCTCAGATAGGTCGAGCCGTTTCAGGAGGCGTAAGGGGCTCTCAAGCAATAGAAGGCTTGAGCAGGTCGCAATTACAAAGTGCTCGCAAAGCCATGGTGGGCGCTGGAATGTCTGTCGGCGAGATGGGAAATCTTGCTAAAGCATCAACAGATGAATATAAAAAATCAATTATTCAAGGTTTTACTAATAGTGGGCAAGAAGCAATTAATGGTTTTGCTGCTGGATTAAAGGATTCTTCATCAAAAATTGGGCAAGCTGCCGCCAAGGTGGGTGAAGAAGGCATTCGCGGTATCAAAGATGCACTTGGTATTGCATCTCCATCGAAAGTATTTAGGCAAATTGGTGAATTTAGCGTTGATGGTCTTGAACTTGGCTTTTTAAATGGATTAAAAGATTTTAAGAGTAAATCAATTTCAGAAGTTAGAACAATTGTTGCTTTATTGAAATTAGAGTTTGCCAAAATTAAAGATATAAGTGGGGCTGGTGTTGGTCCTACTACGGGGAGATTGCGTCAACAACTTGTCGGCAATCGCATGTATTCAGCTCCCATTGGCCCGCTACCTGTAGGATCCGAAGCTCCTTATGCTCGTGGGGATAGGGGCCAATTTGGATATTCAGGATATGAACCAAGAATGGTTTCACGTCTTCGTGGTACGCCTCCTATTGCTGATCCCAATAGTTTTCTGCAATTTTCCAGGAACGCTGCTCAAGTTCAACCGCTACCTGTGACTCAAGGGGGTTTCCGTGGTTTCTCTCAAAGAGCCACACAAGTTCAACAAGCCGCAGGTGGTGGTGCGGTCGGGGGAATGCCTGTTGGCGGTGGTGGCGCAGGTGGTGGTGGATTCCCTTCTGACGGGAGGATGCCGATAGGGAAACAAGGACCAGCAACTTTCATTGGCGCTGGCAGCCAAATGGAGAAATTTAAAACAGCATTAGATGTGTCTGCTGCATCCAGCCGAAACTTCAGTGCAAGTCAACTTCCGTTAATTGGCGGACTTAAAGGCATCGCGGGAGAACTTGGACAGGCGACTAAACAAGTATTGCTTTATGGCGCTGCATATAAAGGATTAAGCTTTATCATAAGCTTACCTGGCCAGCTTCTTAATGCAGCAAAAAGCCAACAGCAATTTACAAATGCATTAAAAGTTTCCACACAAGAAACTGGTACATTTGCAAAAGAAATGCTTTTTGTTGATAATGTTCAGCGAGCATTTGGCCTTAATTTAGAAACTACTAGAACTGGTTTTGTTAGGCTTTTTGCTTCAATGGCTCCAACAGGATTTGATTCCGGGTCCATTGAAAAACTCTTTACTGGCATTAGTGCTGCTACTGCGGCTTTACAACTAACGCCAGATAAAGCTGAGCGCGTTATTTATGCTTTCGGGCAAATGGCCAGTAAAGGCCAAATCATGGCAGAAGAACTCAAAGGACAATTAGGCGACGTGTTGCCTGGAGCGTTGGCAATTTTCGCTAAAGCCGCTGGGATGTCCGTGAAGGACTTTAGCAAAGCAATGGAGGATGGGGAATTTACTGGTAATCGCTTTAGAGAAGTATTTGCCAAGGTAAGTGATGAGCTGATCAATAGATTTGGCACTGGTGCTCAAATTGCTGGTAAATCATTACAAGGTCTGATTAATACTGTTGGCGGTGATTTTACTCGCACGTTAGAAAGTTTTGCGCCTTTGGCTGATTCGGCGGCTCAAGCAACATTAGGTCCACTATCAAGGATGCTCAGAGATGTTGGAATTGCAGCTCAAATTGCAATGGGAGAGGTAGGAAGGGTTCAAGCGCAAATAAAAGACGCAAAGCAAATTGTCGTGGATTTAAAAGTTGGCGGTGCTAAACCAGAGCAGATTAAAGCAGCAGAAAAAAATGTATTAGCACTGGAAATGCGTTATAAACAGCTAAATACAACCTTGCAAGATCCCGCAATGGTTCAAAGAGTAAATGATATACGAAATTTTACCACTGAGCTAGCAAAAGCTGGTACTTTTGTGATGAACTTGGCTGGCGTTATTGGCAACGTGCTAAGCCCGTTTCTTACTATTCTTGGCGGTAATTTTACATCTATAATTGGAAATCTTACACTTTTTGCTTTGGGCTTCACTGCTATAAGACTAGCAGCCCTATTATTTACGGGGACATTGGCGACTGTGAATACAGTGGTGGCGGCTAACGGAACTATTAGCATGGCAGCAGCGGTTAAAAGCACTTTATTGGCAGGCGCATTTAGGGTTGTTGGAGTACAAGCTACTGGTGCTCAAATTGCCACAATGGGATTTGGCACCGCAGTAAAAGGATTAATAGCCAGCACCGGCATTGGACTTTTAGTGGTTTTAGTGGGATCTCTTGCAACGGCATTCTTATCTATGAGAGATAGAGCTAAAGAAGCGGGAGAAGCTTCTAGGGATGCAATAAAAGAAGGAGCACATGCCGCTGCTATGGGCCAAGTGCTTCCAGTGACAGCTCAATTAAATCAAGAATTGGCTAAAAATAGAGTTGTGTCGGAAGGACTTAAAACTCTTGAGCGTATACATGACACTAACAAGGCAATCATGAGAGGTGGAGGTAGGCCAATAATTTCCACTAGTGACATGGCATCATTGAAGGGTGCGGCGGAATATTCCAATGAAATTGCTGGAATTATTTCTGGCAATCAACTCAAAAAAGGAGGAAAAGGATTTGAGATTCAAGCATTCTTGATGCCACAATTGTCCCAAGCACGAGAGCAGGCTGGGCAAATTTCAGCCGAAACACGCAAGTCTTCAATTCTTTTAAAAGAACAGCAGCAACAGGCATTGCGTAACGCAAAACGGCTTGGACTAAATGATCCCACGTTAGGTACAGGAACCAACGAAGGAGAAACAGAAGAGGAGAAGAGAAAGAGGGAGCAAGAAAAAAAACTAGAAGATACACGTGCAAATAGGCAAAGTCAGTTAGATCAAGAAGCAGCAAACCGTCAAATTGCTCTTGATCAAAGCAGTTTTGATAGTCGATTAAGAATGAGTGATGCTGAATATGATCACAAGAGAGCATTACAAGATGACTATTTTGCACGTGAAATATCAGGGCTTGATTCCATTGAAGCTCGTCAAAAGAAACATCAGCAAGATTTAAAAGCAATTGAAGATCGTCGTATTGATAGCATTAGAAAAGCAGAATTAGATGCAGTTAAAGCTGTTCAAGATTTAAGGTCAGCAACTGTAAAAGCAGGGAAGCCCGTCAGTGGTGGCCTTGGATCCGTGAATCCTGCCAAGGGATCTAAATTCCAAGGTTTCGAGGTAACAGGTCTACCAGGCGAATCTCGTGCGTACCGCAATGGTACTCACGAAGGTTTTGATTTTGCAACGCCTATTGGCACTGCACTTTCTTATTCCATTGGAGGTATAGTAAAAAGCATTGACAAGGTTGGAAGGGGCAAAGCAGGCAAAACGATTGAAGTAATGCTTAACAATGGTATTACTGGCATGTCGATGCATTTAAGTGAAGTGTTGTTAGCTGCTGGGCAGAGCTTTGAGGCAAATCAAATTATTGCGAAGACAGGTGATACAGGAGCTGGTCCAGCTCACCTTCATCAAGAAAGCGCTCCACATGGTTACCGCAGCGGACAGGCGGGAGCTTCGCTTGCCTACTTGAATGTGGGCTCAGGTGGCCCCAGACCCAAGTCTAGATCTGTTGATACCAACACAAGGCCAGGCGAATATGCTATGGGGCGTCGTGAAGATAAAGCTGAAGGTAACCTCGCAGTAGAGCAACAAGATGCGCAAAATCGTGCATTAGAAAAATCGATAATACTTAGAAATGAAAATGATTTAGCTCTTCAACGAACTATCACTTCAGTAAAACAAAACATAGATTCTATTTTCCCCGTAAAAGAACAAAAATTAGAAAATGATTTGCTTGAGCTACGCAATAACCTTGAGTCCAAAGGAGCATCAAAACAAATGATTGACATGGAAGTTGCAAAGGCAAAAGCAATAAAAGAAAGCGCCTTAGCCATGAAGACTTACACTGATAAAATTACAGAAAATGAAACAAGTTTAAAAGAATACAATAAGATAAAAACGCCAACAGAAAAAGAAAAGGAACAAATAAAATTCTTAACAGACCAGATCGCAGTATATAAAGCTATTCTTGCTGGTCTCCCAAAATTACAAGCTGAGTTTAACAATGAACTAGCTCGAACCGCAAAATTAACGACGGAAACTTCATTTAAATCAGCAATAACTTCATTGAAAGATCGAATGAAAATGGCACAAGCGTTTACTTCAGACCAAGAGCTTAAAACGCAAATTTCATTAGATTATCGTGATTCAAGCCCAGAGAAACAACAAGAAATTTATGATTTAACAAAAGTTGCAAGAAATTTAGAAGATACTAAAGCCCTAATTGGTAATTTCGTTAGCAGCACTTTAAGCGATTACAAGGGCTTCTTGAAAGCTGTGATTTCAGGCGAAGATGCAGTGGATGCATTGCAAAAATTCCAAGAAGGTTTAACTGATAAAGTACTAACAATTTTCCTTGATTTTGCCATGGCTCCTGTAGAGGAAGTAATGAAAAAATCATTAGGAGGATTGTTTGCGCGTAAGGCTGATATACCTAAGGTGAATGAAGCTGAAGTGCCTGTAGTCGCCAATACAACTGCCACTGATGCGAATACAGAAGCTATTAAGGCCAACACAAGCGCTCTTGGTGGTAAAGTTTCAGGAAAAGAAGTCGATCCAATGTCTTTAGAAGACTTTAGTAAAGGTGTACCAATTAAAACGGAACCATTTGTATCTTCTGAAAGTGCTTTTGCAGACTTTAACACTAAAGATATGTTTACTGGTCTTAACACTGAAGGTATGTTTAGTGGTCTTAATGAACAAATTAGAGCAGGTTTAGCTGAAATTCCTTCTTCTTTAGATGAAGCAACTGCTAATTTACAAATATCTTCCGAACCTTTTCAGCAAGCTTTAATAGTTGATTTACCCAATACAATTACTGCTGCTGGCAAGGATGTTAAAACTCAAGGAGCTACATTTGGTGAAGGTTTAACTAGTTTTGTTGGGGGGATTGGTGCAGCAGCCGCAGGTATTGCTGGGATTGCTGCTGGTATCAGTCAAATCGGTAAAGGAGGTACTTCTAATGTCTTGGGTGGTATTGGTTCTATCTTGATGGGTGCAGGTGGCGCTATTGGTGGATTTGGTAAAATATTTGGTTTTGCTGATGGTGGGATGGTATCGGGGCCTACACTTGGTATGGTTGGCGAGGGTAAGTATAACGAAGCCATTGTTCCTCTACCTAATGGGAGGTCTATTCCTGTACAATTTAATCAAGAGTCATCATTAAGAAGTGCTATGGGGAATAATAATAGTAATAATAATTCTGTATCACCAGTGCTTAGCATGAGCTTTGAAACTACAAGGTTTGGCAATACCGATTATGTTAGCCGTGAACAACTGGAAGCAGCAATGATGCAAACCAGAGCGGAAGCGACAAAAGCAGGCGCTAGACGTGGTATGACCATGACATTAGATAAACTACAACAATCACCATCCACCCGTAGCAGAGTAGGTTTAGGCTAATGGCTGCTTTCCCTTCTTTTACACCAAGCCAACGCAACTTCACGCCAGGCATTTATCCGCAACGTTCCTATCGTTCATTGTCAGGGGTGGTAACCAAACGCACATTTGGTAATGCACCAAGCCAATCAACACTAGATATGAGTTTTGATAATGTAGCTGACTCAACTGCTACCGCGATCATTAATCATTATCGCAACCAAACCGCAATTAATAAAAGATTTCAGCTATCCGCAACAACGATGGGCGGCATGGATTCAGGTTTAGTTAGCATTGCCAATGGTACGATTGATAATTTACGATTTGAATATAAAGATCCGCCATCAGTTCAATCAGTAAGGCCAGGTCGTTCAAGCATTAGCGTATCACTAATTGGCGAAATCCGTGATCCTAGGAGTGATGACTGATGGCACTTGATATCCGTATTGCACAGTTTTTTAAATTACAAGCAGCTAATGGTCAAGAACATTATTACCAGAATTATTTCGCTAATGAAACCATAAATTATGGCGGCAAATTATATAGCTTTGCACCATTCCGCGCTGAAGGAACAACAGCATCTTTAAACGGTGATAACAATGTGTTGCAAGTATTATTTCCCAATGTAGATTTTGCAGTGCAGTTACTTTATAGCAGCAATAGCAACCGCCTATCCGTGATGGAACTTACCACGCAATGGCTGACGGCTGAAAATGCTTATGCCGGAACAGCATTAACAGAATATTATATTGGTGTTGGTTCTTCTATTAGCGAAACTACTTTAGAGCTAAGATTTAGAAGTTCAATTGATAGCGTGTCGTCTAACTTCCCAAACCGTACATTAACCCGCGAACTGGCTGGTATATTACCATTAGATGCGCAACTGATTCTGCAATGAACATAACCACCAATGATTTAATCGGTTTGCAGTATGGCTGGGGATATGCACCAGGCGATGGTACGGGCATGACAGACTGCTTTCAGCTTGTATGTGAAATGCGTCGCCGTAT